ATGACACAGATGGTTTATCACCATGCTTGAATACTGCACAAGGTGGTGGAAGAGAACCGCATATATTGGTTGATAACGATGAGAAACACGGTGAAGAATATGTGATACGTAAACTTACGCCAAAAGAGTGTATGCGACTTCAAGGCGTACCTGATGAATATACAGACAAACTCATACAAGCAGGTATATCAGACAGTCAAATCTACAAAGCAGCTGGCGATGGACTATCCGTACCAATTGCAAAAGAAATCGGAGAAAGGATAAGAAAAACTTATGAAGAAAATAATTAAAGCATTAGTAATATTAACAGTTTTAACACTAACAGGATGTACACAGGCAGATACTGTAAGACACAACATTACAGAAAACGCAGATAGTTTTAGTATCACAAGACGTATCACTGTATTTAACACACGTACTGACAAAGTCTTAATGCAGATGACAGGTGTAATGTCCATCAAAACAGATTCAGATACAAAAGAGTTGAATGTCTTAGTAAAAGATGGCGAAACATACTACAAGCATTTAATCTATCTAAACGATGACACAACATACGTTATGGAAGATGTTGGCGGTGCTGATGTATCACGTTCAGCATACGAAATTCATTTCTTACCAGAAGTATTACAAAGCGGACTATTAGATATAAAGGTGGATAAATAAGATGAAGAAAACAACTAATACAACAGAAGAAAAGACATTACTAAAAATATTTCCGTTCAATGACGGCGAAAGATATTTATTGAAACTGGTGGGTGATAAATATGTCGTTGCATATTGGGAAAATGGACAATTTGCTTCAGATTATAACGATGAGTATATCGAAGATGAAATCGAAAGCATTGTTTCTTTAAAGGAGTTAGGAATATGAAAAATAAAGAAAAATACGATATTAGATACCTGACATTTAACGTTAGTCAATATCAAAATGGAATAGTTAAGTCCATAGACATTTATTACGATGTCAAAAGAATAGAGAAAATAAAATTTTTAAGTGAAACAAGTGTTACACAAGCCATGAATGCGATAGGCAATTGGTTAGAAGAAGAATATGTTCCAGATATCTTAACTGATAAAGAAAAGGCTTATTTATCTGCTGTGATAAAGCCGTTTAGAAAAGATATTAAATATGTCGTGAAGTTTAAAAGGTATTCTGACGAAAAAGAATACATATACATGACGATTAAAAGAGATGACTATTGCACACTTCCGGTCTTTGAAAAAGGAAAAATGTACAAAGGTATGGAATTAGACAAACGTTACACCTTAGAGGAGTTGGGGTTATGAAAATCTATATCGTACATGAAAATGGCGGTGAATACGAAGATGAATGGGATAACATCTTAGGGGCATTCACAGCTTTAGAAAAGGCACAAGAGTTAAGGGATAGAAAGAAAAAAGAGAATGATGAATATTCTGAAAAAGTAGAACTTGCATGTAGGGTACAAAATGAAGAGATAACGCTTGAACAATCAGGGCTAAGCGAAGAAGAGTATGAATCATATTGTGAGTGTGACTTTGATGACTATGTGAATTACTACATTACTCAAATTACTTTAGATAAAGAAGGCAGAGAGGAAGGTGTGGAAGAATGAATATATGGTCAATAGTAGTTATTGTTTTATATACACTTAGTTTAGGCATAACTTTAGCGAAACACGGGCAGCAAGGCAAATATAATTTTTGGGCGAGTTTGCTCAATTTTGGAATAATCATGTTCTGTCTTTATATGGGAGGATTTTTCAAGTGAATAAATATCAAGAAGCATTAGATTACTTGGCTGTATCGTTACAAGTATTTGATGAAACAGTTGACGATAAACCGTATAGGGATGAGCTAGACGCCAAAAGAGAGACTGCAAGAAAAGAGTTGCAAGAATTAGTAGATAAGGCTACACCTAAAAAGCCAAAAATAAGAGCCTTTAATGAAGCGAAATCGTGGGAATGTGTCAATTACTTAACAGAAAGAGAAGCTTGTTCTTTATGTGAACGAAAATTTATATGCAAATACAAATATTGTCCTAATTGTGGCCAAAGGATAGATTGGAGTGAAGATAATGAATGATGCAATAAAAGATTTTCTGATAAAAATAATGTCAGCATTTCCACATAGTTTCATTAAATACTATGTATATGGCGGATTTGAAATAACTCTTGATGAACAAAATGTACTTTGGTTTTCTTTAGGAGAAATAGAGAGTGATCTTGAGCTGAAACGGAGATTTATATCGGCTATAAGCAGGTGTTATAAAACAGAACCATATAGAACTTCTAAACGTAATATCGAATGGCAACAAAAACATATAGCTGCTTTCAATAAAGTATTAGGAACTAAATTTAACATTGATGAAATTGCATATATCTACACATATCTTGGGAATGGCTGCAACAAACCGATTGCAATTAAATTCATTGAAAGTGGATATGATCTAAATGTGCTGAAACAGTTGATTGCTGAAAGAACAAGAAGAAAATTTGGGCGGTGAAGAATGAGTAAATCGCAAGAGAGAGATAGATTGTATGAAAGACTAATTCGTTTAGGCGATATGATGGGCGATGGCCTACATCATGAACCTGGTGGAAAATGGATAGAAAAAGAATATGAACAAATTTTAATTGAATTGGGGATTGCTAAGCCTAAGAAAAGAAAAAGCAATGTTCAAAGAATAAATGAGTATATGGTCAATAGATTGAAAGTAGCTAAATGTTTATGTGGTTCAGAACTCAAACAAAGTCGAAGCGGTTCTTTTATTGGAGTATGCGATAAGTGCGGAAAACAATTTGTTTTGGGAAAAACACGAAAGAATAGGAGCCGAAAATAAGACAGCTTAGAAGACTACAACGCACGAAAGGATATCTTCGGAAGACTGCTGATAAGCACGGTAGAGAAATCGTCAAACCGTTTATCAAGAGCGACTTTGACGAAATGGTTAGATGCTGCCTTAATCATCGTGATAAGCATGCTCCTGAATCATGGAAGTATCGCGTGTGGTATCGCAATTATATTCTTCTAATTCTTGGTGTTAACACGGGAAATAGAATTGAAACCCTTATTGAGTTAACACCGCGAGATATAGCTGGTGGTCAATACACATGTAAAGAGATGAAAACAGGTAAAGTCCAACAGTTTACAATGAATCAAGACATATACGCTATTGTAAGTGAATATATTGAACGATATGCCATCCAGCCTAACGGATATATCTTTGAATCAAGACAGGGCTTAAAAGGCTATCCAATCACGAGGCAGCAGGCTTGGAGAGTGATTAAACAGTTAGCGGATGAAGCTGGAATAAAATACCCAGTTGCTTGTCATAGTTTAAGAAAATCGTATGGGCGATGGTACTGGGATGAAACACACGACCTGCTAACAACACAGAAGTTGCTGATGCATGAGAGCGCTGCAGAAACAATGCTATACATCATGTTAGAGCCATCGGACATACAGGAAGTTAGAGAATCAATAAACCATACAGAAAAATGGGGATAGATTCCTACATTCTTGCATGTATTAAAAACAACAAAAAATATGTGTGAGTGTAACATTCGATTTTTGTAACACTCAAAAACAGAAGAAAACACGATAAAGCAGTATTGATAAGCGTTATTAAGAAAATAAGGCTTTGAAATGAGCGTAACATAGTTCTGATTCTGTTACACTCACAAGACAATAGAAAAAGGAGATAAAAATGTTATCAATTCAGACACAAAACAAAGACATCGTTTACTACAAACCAGACATTCAAAAATTCTATGTATTAGAAAAAGATAGAGATAAAAAGATTATCTATGAAGTTCGAGCTTCTATTGATAATAATGATTGTTTATTAGGAACGTACTCAAATAAAGAGAGAGCTAGAAGCATTATACTGGAACTGATAAGAGAAAACTTCGTGACAAATGCTAAAGTATTATGCATGCCGGAGGATAAATGATGATGATTGCTATTCTAGCATTTGGGTGCGGTATGTTCTTTGGTGTCTTTATGATGATAGCGGTTCGTGTTGCAGGAGCACATGATAATGACTAAGAAAGAAGAAATTGAGCTAGCCATTCTATACAGAAAAAGAAATGATTTAGAAAAAGAAATCGCAAGAGTAAAGTGTGCACATAGAAGACATGAATTTGCCGAAGTGAACACCTGTCAATTATTTATACTTGAAAATCGATTGAATTGGGTTAATGAGAGTATTGCAAGAAGATTGGGTAATGGGAGTCGATACAAATGATGGATGAACTATATAGAGAAAACGTACGCGTGATTGATAGAGAATTAAAAAATCACTATGCGTACAAAAGAAAACTAGAAGAAGTCAACTATCGCATTGCCGAAATAGATGCGCAGCTTACTTCTATTGGTGGTCCTCGTATAATGAGCGAGGATGAGGCAAAATATCAAAAGGGCACTAAAATATATAGCAACATCAATATGCTGGATCTCTTCCAGGAGCAAGATCAATTAGCCAAGCAGAAGAACGATTTGCTTTATTTAATTGGTAGAGTTCAGGTTAAGCTAAACAAGCTGAACGATGAGGAGTTGAAACTTATTGAGCAACGCTATAAGTACAAAAAGACTCTAAGGGAGTTGGCATGTTTAGCAAATAGCAATAAAGATACCATTAATAAAAAAGTGTGTGAAATATTGTTGAAAATATTACGGTAGGCAATTATACTATTAGTACTGAATATGGTACTATTGCATGGGAAAAAAAGAAAAGCTTATTAGTAAAATTGAGAGTAAACCTTATCCTACAGATGTTTCTTTTGAGGAATTAAAGAAATATCTAGGATATTTTGGCTTAAATGAAACCCATCGTAAGGGCAGCCATGTGCAGTTTAAAAGTGAAAGCGGGAAGCGTAGAATTACGCTTGTATCAAATCAACAGAATTTGAAAGTGGCGTATATTATCGAGGCTGTTAAGACCGCCCATGAAGAAGAATAAAGGAGATATTCAACATGGAAAAAAATTATTCAATTATTACAACAAAGGTTGATACAGCATCAGGATACGAATTTGTTTCTAAATTTCCTGATGTTCCAGGTGTTGTTGGTGGTGGTACTACTCCAGACGAATCTGTTAAAGAGGCATATGAGAACTTAGTGTTTCATCTTGAATGCCTAAAAGAGGATGGTTGTGCATTACCTGAAGCAACTCAGATTCCTTGTGATGATGTAAGCGGAAAATTGAATATTAGAATGAGTAAGACATTACATAAGAAAGCTAAATGGGCTGCTGATTTGGAAGGAGTCAGTTTAAATGCTTTTATCAATGAAGCGGTTCAACAAAAAGTTACAGAATCTTTTGATTGCGAGTGTGCAAGAAAGGTTGCCTGTTATTCTAATATTTTTGAAGAAGCGTGGAAGGCTGCATCAAAGACATTCCAACTAAATAATCGAATAGAACGCGTAGGAGGATATTATTATGGCAAAGAAAACGGAACCGACAATCTTCACAAACGGTTTACACGCTCAACTGCAGCTGCTTGAATATAAATTTATTAATTTCCCAGAAAACTTCGTAAGTATAAAACCTAAAGACACATTTAAACTTATCAAATGCTCAAAAGAAAAATTTGTGGTTGATATAACAAGAACTGTAGAATTTGAGGAAAATCAACTATATAAATTGAAGGTAATTGTTAGGGAAGAATTTACCATAGATCAAGAAAAAACATTTTCTAACTTTCAAAATTTTGATGAGTTTAAAAAAGAGCTGAATAAAAAACTTGTTAGTTTTGTTAATCAATCACCTGCTTATAACGAGATATCTCTTGTTATTGGACAAATTACGTCAATGTTTGGGAATGTACCTGTAGTCCTTCCCCCAAATTATTTAGAAAAATAAAGACATGTCTATTGAAAAAACGCAGTATAATGGGCGTAGGCGAAAACCATGAACAGAAATGTTTGTGGTTTTTTTCGTACATACATTTGAAGCTATCAGCTTAATATTTGAAATCACCCTAAAACTATTCAATAAGTACTCCTTTTGTGTTTAATCTTTCCAGGTACTAGCTTTCCGGCTGATAGTTTCCAATGTGTGTATGACGATTAGAAAGGATAAGGCTATGGCAAAAGGCAAATATCATAAATGGCTGTCTGAAGATGGCCTTATTAAGATTCAAGGGTGGGCAAGAGACGGTTTAATTGATGAGCAGATAGCCCACAACATGGGGATAACAACTAAAACATTGTACGAATGGAAAAATAAGTATGGTGAGATAAGTGAGGCTCTAAAAAAGGGCAAAGAAGTAGTTGATAGACAAGTCGAGAATGCATTATTGAAACGAGCTTTAGGCTACACGTATGATGAAACAACATATGAGGATGGCGTTGAGACTAAACGCGTAACAAAAGAAGTGACGCCTGATACAACTGCTCAAATCTTTTGGCTCAAGAATCGTAAGCCTACAGAATGGCGAGATAAGATTGAGCAGCAGCAGACGGTAACCATACAGGATGACGGCTTCCTAGAGGCGCTCAAAGGCACAATAAAAGACGACTGGGATGAAACAAGCTAGTACTTTTAAGTTCAGACCATTTAGTCGGAAGCAACGTCAGATTCTAAACTGGTGGATGGATGAATCACCAGTCAATGACTACGACGGAATCATTGCCGATGGTTCCATCAGATCAGGAAAGACTGTCAGCATGTCTCTGTCCTTCGTTATATGGGCGCAAACATCGTTTACAGGCGAGAACTTTATCATGTCTGGTAAAACAATCGGTTCATTCAGGCGCAATGTTCTAGGGCCTTTAAAACGCATGCTAGTGGGCAGAGGCTATAGCTACGAAGATAAAAGAAGCGAAAACTTGCTAGAGATTAGCAAAGATGGAATCACGAACAACTACTACGTTTTCGGTGGAAAAGACGAAGCATCGCAGGACCTCGTTCAGGGTATTACAGCTGCAGGTGCTTTTTTTGATGAAGTCGGACTGATGCCTGAATCATTTGTAAATCAAGCGACAGCGCGATGCTCCATTGACGGTTCGAAATTCTGGTTCAACTGTAACCCAGAAGGACCAGACCATTGGTTCAAAAAGAACTGGATAGACCAGGCAGACGAAAAGAACGTTCTTTATCTGCATTTCACGATGAAGGACAATTTGAGCCTTTCTGAGCGCATCCGACTAAGATATGAACATCAATACTCTGGTGTCTTCTACAAGCGCTACATTGAAGGACTATGGGTGCTAGCGGAGGGATTGCTATTCCCGTACCTGGCGGAAGATCCAAACAAGTACACATACACCGAAGGCGAGTGGGCATTCAGCAAACTCGTCATGGGTATCGACTTTGGAGGCAATGGATCCAAAACCACGTTCGTATTAACAGGCTATATGAATGGCTACAAGGAATTCAAAGTTCTTGAAGAATACGGACTTCCATTAACGTCAACGATTGGCAGTGAAGAAATATGCAACGCGTTTATAGCGTTCTACAGATTGGCCATTGAGAAGTATGGCCGAGTTGACTGGATATTCCCTGATAGCGCCAGCACGACCATGATCAACAGTTTAAGAGCTGCAGCAATCAAAAATGGGCTGAATGCACGAAACATCAAGGGATGCAGAAAGAACGAAATAAAAGACCGTCCGCGTTTCGTTGACATGCTGCTAACATCTGGACGACTTAAGTTCAGCGCTGAATGCACGGATGTGCTGAAGGCTTTAAGTAGCCTAGTGTGGGATGAAAAGAAAAAAGACATCCCAGAAGATAAGAATATAAACAACTGTAACGACTGGTATGACGCATTCTGTTATACCTTTTTAGATTTCATAGAATTTATTGACCTTAGAAGGTAAGGAGGTAATGAATGGAAAAAGCGGAATTGCAATCACCAGCCTTTCAAAAATTAAAAGAACTGGGAATAAACTATAACCAGCGAGCAGCGAATATAATCAAGAACTGCTACGACTGGTACTCAAACAATGATGTGGACGGCTTCCACAAGCGCACTAACCTAAACGGTGTAAATGTAGAAGTTGCACAGTTGGGCTTTGCAAAGCGCCTTTGTGCTGATAATGCTAACTTGTGTGAAATCATCGAAGTAAATGCAGGTGAAAGCAAATCAAAGTTTGAAGGCGTGCTAGAACTCTTGAGAGCTAACAAGTTTAGCAAGATGTATAGAAAGCAGCTAGAGGAAATGTCTGCAACTGGGACGGTCGGCGCATACGTCAGACTAGAAGGCGCTGAAATCTACGACGACGGTAAGGTCAGAGGTGGAGACATCAAGATCAACTATGTATCCTCTAATTGCATCGTGCCGATCAGAGTTGAAAACGACGAAATCATCGATTGCGCATTCTTAGGCAGTGGCTATCTGAATGGTGCGCAGTTAACAACGCTGGTAGTCTTTAGAAAGACAGAAGACAAGTACACTGCAGAATCGTACTACTTCAATGAAAATAACGAATTGACAGATAAAGCTACAATGCTGCAACTTGGTGAAGTTAAGCCGTTTGCAATCATGAGAACCGCCGAGGTAAACAACTTCGATGGCATGCAGGGGTATGGCTATCCAAAGTTATACACAGCAATTCCTTTCTTGAAGACGATCGACCTATGCTATTCCGTACTATTCGGTGACTTGGATAAAGGCCAGAAGCTCTTATTTATCAACGAGATAATGGCCAGCATGCAGAAGGACGCGAACGGAAACAGTTTTCTAACTCAGGAGCAGAAGAAACTCTTTATCTTGCTTGGTGAGAAGCTGCCTGATCAGAAGGAACTCATCTACGAGTACAATCCAGAAATCAGAACAGCACAAATAAAGGAAGTGTTTAATCTATGCTTGAGTCTTTTATCTCTGTCTTTCGGATATGGATCCAAGAAATATCAACTTGAAAGCGGTGAGATTAAGACCGCAACCGAGTACGTAGGCCAGCGCCAAGACTCCATGCAGGAATTAAATAAGCAGCGTACAGAATCAATCGACTATATCACCAATTTAGTTCACGCGTTAATTTGGTTTCACAATACATTCAGTGGTGAATCGGAGTGGTCAACCGACGAAGAAATCCTGGTGGAGTTCGACGATAGCTACGTTACGGATAAAGCAACAGAGCTAGAGAGTTGGCGCAACGATGCATTGAGCTTTCCGGATGTATTAGAATTCAAAATTCAGTACATTATGAAGCGACTCAACTGCGAGCATGAGGAAGCAGTCAAGTACTTAAGTGCAACTACACAGGACGACAATACCGACCTTGAGGACTAGCCTATGCTATCTGAAGAACAGATTGAACTGTTAGGTGATAAGTACTTAGTAGGTTTATATCAAGATTTAGAGCGCGAGGTACTACAGGATATCGCACGTAGAGTCAGAAAGACCGAACGCCTAACAGAAACGGCTGAGATTATGGTTAAGTCAATGCGTGAGAACGGGTACAGCGCAGCCGAAATACATGCGGAGGTAATGAAGAAGCTGAACGCTACTCCAGAATACAGACGCATGATTGCAGAGAACACATACGCATACAAGCAAGAAATAAAGCAGAAGATAGCGGAAACGGTCAAAGTCGCTAAAGAGGCCGGTGATAAGTTAATTGGCGAAGCTGGTGAGATGGCCTTCAATGAAGACTTATCCATGTGGGAACAGAGCGGTGTAGATCTAAAGCAACCAAACTCTATGAAACAAATAACTGATGGATTTAAGGCACAAGCGAAAAACGACCTGAAGAACCTCACAGGTACGACCGCATTCAAGACTCCACTGTTAGGAACGGTTAAAACGGCTGAAGCATATCAAAGGTCGCTCGACCTGGCATTGCTGAAGGTTTCTACTGGCACGTACAGTTATCGGCAAGCGTGCGACGATGTGATAAAAGAGTTCACAAGAAGTGGACTTCGCACGGTTGACTATGCAAGTGGCAGAACCTATCAAGTCGATACAGCCGTGCGCATGATCGTGCGTACATCAACCGCGCAGCTTGCAGGAAAGATAACGGAAGCAAACTGCAAGACCACAGGACAAGACCTGGTCATCATCTCTCAGCATATGGGCAGCAGAGATACACATGCAGGATTTCAAAACAAAGTCTATTCGATGAGTGGAAAATCAAAGAAGTACCCAGATATCCACGCTCCACTTGGCGAAGGCTGCGCATACGGTAGACCTGAAGGCTTACAAGGACCGAACTGTACGCACATGTTCTATCCATTCTGGGAAGGAATCAGCGAGATACCTGAACTACTGAAAGAGCCTGATCCAGTAGAGTACAAAGGCAGAACCTACACACGCTACGAAGCAACGCAACAGATGCGCGCTATGGAACGCGAAATAAGAGCTTTAAAGCGTGAAAAGTATGTGGCCGATGAAAATGTCGACCGTAACCAAATCGCTGCACAGATACGCGCAAATAAGGCTGAGTACATGCGATTCAGTGAAGCAATGAATCTCAAGCCTAAAGAAAACCGATTGCTAGTCGGTGGTGAGCGGAGTAAGTGGGCAGATAAAAGTATCGGTGATAGCAAATACACCGAAAGAAAAACTAAAAATGTAAGTGGAATTTCCAGTAAGGTGATAGAAGAGGATTCGAAAGTATGCTCAATTTACAAAACTCTCTTTGATGGATATGACCCTGCCCCTTTGGTGAATGGTGAAGAAAGCCATGCAGATTGGATAAAGCCTATAGGCAACAAAGTATACAAAATAGACCGTACTATAACAAACAAAGAAATGCCACCAGGCAAAACTAATGTTGATATTAAAAATAATGCATTAGCTAACAGTCTACATGAGCGAGCTCACGATTTGATATACCAACTTGTACTAAAAAGGGCAGGAATAAAAGATGGTGAGTTGGTCACATATGAACAGACGCAAGACTTAATTGCTAAAGCTAGAGATATTTCATTGAAGGTATATGAGTACGTTTTTGATGAACAAATGAGCGCCGATGCGATTATTGATGATATAAAAACACATGTATCGGAAAGGGCTACTGTGTTATATGAATTGATTCCTGAAAGTTTTGTTGAATATTTCGGAAAGGATAGTCCTTCACAAATTTCTAAAATGGTATATGATTATGTCACAAAGGAGTGGGAAAATGAAAAATAACCTGTGTGATAAACTAAATTTTGCAAGTGGGTATTATGGTATTTTTCCTGCTGGATTTAGAGGCACTAATAAGCCAACGATTCATTTTGTGGAAGGCACTCCGGATGAAATAAAATCGAAAGCCATAAAAGTTTGGGAAGAAATTTTAAGAGAGGCCGCAGAGCAACGAGCAAACGGCATTTTTACCGAAGAGAATATATATTTGTAAATCAAAAAAATATAGTGATTTTAGCACTCTAATAGGGTGCTTTTTATGTTGGAAGGAGGAAATATGAAGATCCCAGCAGAAGTAAAGATATTATTTAAAAGTTATAAGGTTGTTGATGAACTGAACATTCACGATGAAAAAAGCGACTTATATGGGCAAATCAATTATCTTAATCAAATTATTAAATTAAACCCACAGGCAAAGGATGAGCAAAAGAAATCAACCTTTTTACACGAATGCGTGCATGGTCTTGATGAAATGTTTAGTATCGGATTAACAGAAGAACAAGTAGAAAAACTTGGAACTGCTCTATACACTTTTATCGAGGGCAATGAAGAGATATTTAAATAGTTGATTAAGACACTTCAAATTGAGGTGTCTTTTTCATATATCCCACACCGAAGAAGGTTCGGTATAAAAAGACTTAAGGAGGAAAAATGAAAGATTTTAAAGAGATTCTAAAACAAGCTGGATTAACTGTGACAGACGATCAGCTAGCGACCATCGAAACAGAAATGAAGGCGAACTACAAACCGATAGCAGACTACAACAAGCAAAAAGAAAAGTTGGATGCATCGGACGAAAAAGTTAAGACGTTGACTGCTTCCCTGGATAAATTCAAAGATGTAGATCCAACAGCATTAACTCAAACGATTGAAGACCTTAAGGGCCAACTTTCGCAAAAGGACGTAGAGTTTGCACAGAGATTAGCAGACCGAGATTTCGATGATTTGATTAACGTGAACATCAACACTTTAAAGGGCAAAAATGCCAAAGCAATCAAGGCTTTACTTGACGTTGACGCGTTAAAGCAATCAAAGAATCAGGCCGAAGATATTAAGACAGCGCTAGAAGCCTTACAGAAGGCCGAAGACTCTGCCTTTTTATTTGCAACAGAACAGCCACAACCACAAGGAAGCTTCAATCCAATCGGTGGAATTTCAACTCCACCTACGCCATCTAACTATTTAGATGAGCAATACAAAAATAACCCTTACTACAAGAAGGGATAGAAAGAGGAAATTAAAATATGGCAGTTATTTATGGACAATTACATGTTGATGAAAAATACAAAGCAACACTAGAACCAAACCTTTATCACAAAACACCATTCGCGGATGGTAGAACATTTACATCTAAGTACGAGGAAGGCGCAGCTGGCGGAATCTTCGTTCGCAAGTTAGGAACTACAGCCGTAGAAGTAGGGACACCTGGTCGTGACTTCGTGGATGAAGCAACTAAGGATGACTTAATCCCAGTTGTTTTCAATAACAACTTCCAGAAGTCAAAGAAGATCTATGGCGTACAGGCTGCAGCAGTTGCTACTCCATTAGCAAATGAATCATTGAAGATTGCTAACGAAGAAGTTTCCGAAAGTTGGACTTTATCTGGCTTAGCATGCTTAATCAACGAAGGTAAGGCAGCTACAGCAACAGACGCTATCACAGCTAAGACAGTTAAGCAGGCAGTTATCGCTGTGCGTAAGGAAATTGTAGCAGCTAAGGGTTCTGCAGACGTTGTACTCTGCTCACCAGAACTCTACGCAGCAATTCTAGAGCAAGCAGGCTCTGAATTCGTTCCACAGTCAAATGAATTCACAAACGCTACAGGCCAGATTGGCAAGTGGTTAGGTTGCACATTCTACGAAGTTTCTGCATTAGCTGAAACACAGGGCAAGTACTATGACTCTGCTAACGCATTGAAGACTGTACCATTCGCAAAGGTGGACTTCATCATGTACAACCACGAAGCTTTATCAATTATCCCTAATTTCTCTGTCGCACGTATCGTTGACTCCGAGAACTTTGCTGGATCCAAAGCACAGGTTGAATTGAACTCTGCGTTCAAGGTTACTAATCAAAATTTAGTGCGCGTACGTAAGCACGTTTAATTTTAATCAAAAGATTAATAGAAGGGAGTGGAACATATGAGCCTACTAACATGGGAGCGTTATAGCTCCCTTCATGACATTGTTTCTGAAGACAAATTCGATAAAGCAGAAAAGCAAGCAGAGTGTGCGATTCGTAACGTTATGGGAGTTATCCATTTTTCAAATTGGATAGCAGACAACCCAAACCTTACAAATGAAATCTACTACGATCAGCTGCTCGACTGCATCTGCAACGTTATCAACTATATCGCTACAGTTGGCGCAAAGGCGGGCCAGGGCGTGTCGTCTGTGTCTAACGATGGCTACAGTGAAAGCTACGTGCTGCAGACACAATCGCAGGCAACGGAAGAACTGCAAAAGAACATTCGTCTATGGCTTTCTGGCACTGGACTGGTGAGGGCATACTGATGGCAGTCTTCACAGATACGGTCACGGTTTACCAAAAGCAGGAAACAGGCTATAAGCGTACGGTCGTCGACGGCTGCCAATGGTCCGATAAAATCGAAAAGAAGTTGGAAGGCGGCAAGCTGCAGACAGTTAAGACTACAACAGTCACGTTTATCGAACCGTTTTCGCTTGATTTAAGCACGTTCACAGAAGAAGACGGAATCTTCTTTGGAAACGTAGCAGAAACCCCTACAAACGACAAAGGAAGCCGTCTATCAGACATGATAAAGCGACATCCAAAGAGCGGAATTATCCGTGCGGTGAATGACAACTCTAGCAAAGAGCATCTGAAGAACATAAAGGTGGTTATTTATTGATGGCGGTATTTTACTTTAATTTAAAGTCATTCGAAATAGATGGAAAAAAGGTCATCGAAAAAAGAGGACTAGACAATTCAGGAATGGCGCAACAGTTTATTGATAGTGAAGTTTTACGGTTATGTGATCCATATGTACCTAAGGACACAGGAGCCTTAATTGATTCTGGAATCATTAATACTCAAATAGGCAGTGGTAAGGTCAAATACAGAACGCCATACGCTCGTCGTTGGTACTACATGCCAGCAGACTTCCAAGATGCGCCTATGCGCGGTAACTACTGGTTTGAAAGAATGAAGGCGCAGGGCGGTAAAGATAAAATCCTACGCGGAATCAAGCGCATTACAGGAGGTAACGGATGACAATTTCAGAAGCAATCAGCAAGTGGCTGGCTGAGTATGGCAACATCGTCATAGAAACAAACCACGTTTCAGATGGAAGTGATAAATATGGACTGTTCAAAAGCCCACAGCGGAACATCGTAAGTCACGTAGACTACAGCTACGAAATCACTGAGTACTATCAACTGCTGGCAAGACTAAACAGTCTGTCAGAGGACGACAGAAAAGACAGTGACGAGCTATTAGAAAAGTTAACCTACTGGGCTGATGACTATCCATTCGTGCATGAGTATCCTGCACTCGACGGAAACAGACAAATCCTTAACATTAGTGTTACAGGAAGTCCATATCCGTTGAGTACAGACTCATCCGATACTGTCTATCAGCTTTCAATCGAAATAACATACACAAGAGAAAGAGAGGGCTTATAAATGCCACTAACAAGACTCAGAAAACATCAGTTTATCCCTTTTATCAATACAAGCACAACATCCGACAAAGTGTGGTCTCGTATTGGTAAATCAACAATTTTCTCTTTAGCATTTAATGCTAAAACAGAAGAAAGTGACTATATCGAAGACGAATCACCAACTACAGAACTTACTAGCTACGTTCCTTCAATGGATCAAGAGCTTGTTACTAACGAAGGTGACGCAGCATTTGACTTCATCTACTCACTAGCTAAGAAGCGTGCAACAGGTGAAGATGCTAAGAAGGAATTCTTACTTGTCTTCGCTGGCACTAAGACACCATACGATGCATGGAATTGTCCTTCATGCACAATCGAAATCAAGGAACTAAACACAGTGGAACAGAAGATTACATTCGCGCTACACTTCGGTCCAATCGTTCCTGGTAAAGTAGCAATCACAGCAAACAAGCCTACATTTACAGCAGGCGTTTAAAAGAATTGAAAGGATAGGAAAGCAAGCATGCAATACACTGTTATTTTTAATCGAAAAAGCTACGATTTACCTAAGAAAACAATGGCAATCTGGGAGGACTTGGATTCAATCTTCAAGCTTGACGCAACGAATCTTCCGAACCGTGAGAAGTATAAAAAGATGATTGAATTTATCGCTAAGCTGGTGGGGCAAGAGGCTATCGAAGAAATCTTCGGCACAGAGGAGCTAGACGAGATGGACCTAAACGACATCACGCTAGCAATCTTCAAAGTTAGAGATGCATACGAAAATCCACTAGCGAACTATCAAGCTGAAAAGAGCAGTGAAGCATTGAGTCAGATGATTCCACTTGATAAGTTACAGTCCCTCAGCAAACTGATGGATGCTGCCTCAAAAGTTAAGAAATAATGCTAGACCTAACCGCTAAGTCCTTACCAAATACAATCCGTATACGTGGTAAGGACTTTTCTATTTATACGGATTTTCGAGTTTGGATGAAATTCATGATTGAGGCAAATAAAGCTCTACTCAATGGGAAAGGCTTTGACGTAGCTTTTTTATTTAAAAATGACATGCCGTATCGAATAGACCTAAAAGACCTATTCGAGTTTGCCAATCCTAAAAACCCTTTACCTAGAAATACCAGACAAACCGATGACCAGGTCATCACCCTAGACTATGAAATCGATTCAGATTTGATTTATGCTGCATTTTTACAGCAGTACAGCATCGATTTAATAGAGGTTGAAGAATTACACTGGTGGAAATTTCTAGCGCTTCTAAAGGGCTTAAATGGCACGAAATTGGACGACGTCATGAAGTGGCGAAACTACAAGAAGGACACACGTCAAAACGTAGATGTCTACGAGGAGCTGCGTGATGCATGGGAAATCCAAAGGGAACTATCCGAACAAGAAAAACAAGAATTAGAAGAATTTAGTAAACAATTTGAGATTGGAGGTGACGAAAATGAGTGATGGAACATTGGTCTTTAATACGAAACTCGACTCTGACGGTGTCACCACTGGACTGACTAGAATCGGAAGTGCCGCATCTACTGCACTAGGCACACTTGCGGGCAACTTAATGACGCAAGCTGTAGACGGCTTACGCAATCTAGGCAGTGAGGCAATTAACGCTTTCGGCAACATCCAGCAGTCCTACGGTGGTTTAGATACGATTTATAAAGAAGCGAGCAGTAGTGCGAAGGCCTATGCATTACAAGCTCAAAAAATGGGTATCTCAATGAATACCTACGCAGAGCAGGCTGTCTCAATGGGCGCAGCTCTAAAGCAATCACTCAAAGGTGATGTAGCGGCTGCTGCAGAAAAGGCAAACCTCGCAATCAGTGACATGGCCGATAACTCGGCAAAGATGGGCTCCAGCATTGAGTCTTTACAGAACGCTTATCAAGGCTTTGCTAAAGGCAACTACACGATGCTGGATAACTTGAAACTAGGATTCGGCGGTACAAAGGAAGAAATGGAAAGACTGCTAGAAACAGCCGAAAAGATGCCTGAAGCAATGGGTAGAAAATTCGACATCAGTAGTTACGCAGATATCGTAGATGCAATCCATATCGTACAAGAAAACATGGGTGTCGCAGGAGTCGCTGCAGAAGAAGCACAGACGACAATTCAGGGCTCAATGAATGCGGCAAAAGCCTCATTTGAGAACCTACTGGCCGCAATGGGTGATCCAGACGGTGATGTAGATGCAGCAATGCAGACATTCCTAGCCAGTCTGAAGACTGCATGGGATAATCTAGCGCCAACAATCCAAACGATTGGCAAGAACATCTTGGAGCAGATAGGCAAAGGGATAGAAGCTCAACTACAGCCATTTAAAGATGATTTCGTAGGTACAGTAAGTGAGATTGTTGAATCAATCGGTGAGTTTATCTCAGATGTGGCAGGCGACAATGAGGTGCTTAATGGCGTAGCGGACGCAGTCAAGTTCTTAGGTGAGAACATGGATAAGATTCTGCCAGCAGTTGGTGGATTGACCGCTGCGATTATAACCTTCAACATCGCAATGGGAATACAGTCCATAATTCAAACTGTAACCGCAGCATTCCAAGCTTATAAGGCGGCTAATGAAGGCGCTACGATAGCGCAGTGGCTATTCAATGCGGCACTGAGTGCTAATCCTATAGTGTTAATCGTTGCGTTGATTACAGGACTTATCACGGCCATTGCAATTCTCTGGAACACGAATGAGGACTTTAGAAACGCAGTGATGAAAGCATGGGGAGCAGTAAAGGACTTCTTTACAAAGACAATCCCAGATGCGTTTAATGCGGTCGTAAAGTGGTTCAGTGAACTTCCAGAGAATCTCAAAGGCTACCTTACAAGTGTCATTGATTCCGTTAGCCAATGGGCTAAAGACTTAGCGGCTAAAGCAGTAGAAGTCGGGACAGACTTCGTACAGGCAATCGTTGATTTCTTTGTTAACCTTCCGTATAACATCGGTCTAGCGTTGGGTACATTTATTGCAACCATCATCCTATGGGGTGGACAGTTAATCGAGAAGGGTAAGGAAGTTGGTTCGAACTTCGTAAACGGTGTGATTGACTTCTTTGTAAATCTACCTAAGAACGTAGCTGACTTCTTAAGCAACGTCATTTCAGAGGTCAAGCAGTGGGCAACAAATATGATTTCAAATGCAATTCAAGCAGGTGCTGATTTTGTCGCAGGCGTTATTGATTTCTTTGTGAACCTTCCAAAGAATGTGGCGGATTTCTTGGGTAAAGTTATTGATTCCATTCTTAATTGGGGAAAGAATCTAGCAAGCGAAGGCGCAAGCGCGGCTAGTAGCCTCGTAACGAGCGTTGTAGACGGTGTTAAGAGTATTCCGGACAAAATGTTGTCTATCGGAAAAGACATCGTTAATGGGCTTAAAAATGGTATTAAAAACGCATGGAATGGTTTCACTGGAATGGTTGGTGATCTAGTAAGTGGATTTGTTGACGGTGTCAAGAATACACTTGGTATCCACTCCCCATCACGCGTGTTTAAGTGGATAGGTCAGATGTGCGTTGCTGGATTCGAGAATGGAACGGAGGACCTGATGAACTTAGACAATATAGGTGCTAACGTTTCAGCATCATGGGAAACAATGAGTGCGAATATGAGTGGTGGAATGAACAGAAACACAACGTTCAACTTCTACGATACTCAGACTTCACCGGATGCAATCATGAGAAAAGCAGAAAACACATTCCAGTTCGGATTGGCAGGTGGTATCTAATGAGCGGAATCGTAAAAGTAAGATGTGTGCGCGAAGACGGAAAAGAGTTTCTACTTGGGACCGACTCAGCGTGGCGCATCCTATCGGATGGACTAGAAGGTATCGACTATCCAAAAATTAGCGTTTATTCAGAAAAGAGTGCTGTCAAAGACGGCGCTCTTTTAACTGGAATGCGCATAGACGATAGATCAATACAAATTAAAGCTAAGACAGTATTAACAAAGTTAAATGCAGTCCTAAGACGTGAGGCAATCTCGTTTTTCAGACCGAAAATGAGATACAGATTGTACATAACCTATCAAAGTGAAACTCGCTGGATAGATGGAGTGATTGAAGGCTTTAGTTGTCCTTCACAGAACATCCACATGCCGATGAAGCTGACAGTTAAGTTTTACTGTGAGGATACGCATCTGAAATCAGTGGATAACTTCGGTCAGAACATCGCATCCATAACTCCGCGTTTCGCATTCCCGTACATTCAGACAAACAAGATTAAGATAGTCGCTGAGACGTTTAACTTTTCAAAAACAGTCACGATCAACAACGATGGTGATGCTGAAGTCTTACCAATCATTCGAGTAGCATTCAAAGGTAGCTGCAGCAATCCAGTCATTAAAAAGAACGACGCATACGTGCGTGTTCTTGGTAACTTCGTGAGTGGTGATTTGCTTATCATCGACTGTGAATCCTATAGAATCACCAAGAACGGTGAGAACTGGATCCATCACATCGATAGAACATCGTCATTTACAGACATTCGCTTAGATGTTGGTGATAGTAACATTTCATTCGGAGCGGATACAGGCGACTCGAACATGGCTGTCTATGTGTATTTCAATAAGCGCTACTTAGGCATGTAGGAGGGATAGATGGAATTAGCATTTTTGGATAAAGATTTTAATCTTATCAAATATTTCAACTACATCAATCTTCAATGGATCCGCAGGTACTATGAGCCAGGACAATTCATGGTCCAGATTCCAGCTGACCAATATGTCACAGGTGCGGAGTACGTTTTCAACAGTTCACGGCCAGAGCTTGGAATGATCCAGAAATTCGAGTATGCACGCAAGTCTAGCGGACAGTTGATTTTGCTATCTGGCTATTTTTACGAATACAAGCTGAACGATAAAATAACATATCCACGCTTTAGGCATACAGGCAACATCGAGATGGTGGCTAGAACAATCGTAGATAACTACATGGACGACATTCCTTTATTGACTAAGGCGCAAGCAAACTCACCTATGCTAGGAACTAGCGTGACTAAACAGTCCACAGGTGAAGGATTGGCCACAGCACTTTATGCGTTACTGAAAACGCAGCAGATGAGCTACTCCTGCATGTATGACTATGTCAACAAGCAAATCAAGTTCAAAGTGTGGCAGGGTTTAGATCGTACACAATCACAAACGCAAAACAGTTTCGCTTCGTTCGCCGAGAAGCTGCGTAATATCCAGAATGAAAAAATCGTAAAGGATACAACATTATCAAAGAACTACGCGATCGTAATCGGCAATGGCAGCTACGAGGAAGGTAGGCAGGTTAGCGTAACGGTTGACCTCCGTGCCAATACTTCAGACTATCGACGTGTCGTGTACATTGATAAGACAGCCGAGATTTACGACTCAACAAAAGAATCGTTAGATGCATATAAGAATCGACTTATCCAGGCAGGAAAAGAGGACATGCTGAAGAAGCATGCAAGCATTCTTAATGTATCTTTTGATGCAGTTCGCAACAATGGACTTCGTTACATGGAAGACTTTAATCTAGGCGACAAGTGCGATTTATTGATTGATGATTTCCAAATGGCTTTCCAGGCACGATTAACGGAGGTGCGTGAAGTTTTTAAGAATTCAGTACACGAGATAAGTTTAACGTTTGGCGATAAAGTGCCAGTCGCATACAGAAAGTGAGGAATATAATGGCAATGCAATCATTCCCATTTACATCAGAGGTTACTTTTGATGAAAGTGGATTCCCACAGTTTGATAGGGCTGTAGGAAGTGATGTTTTAAGAAGTATCCTATCAAATTACTACACGAATGGTGTGTTCGGAATTGGCAATAATAATAGCTTTAAGGTCGTAGCTGCTACAGGTGGAGGTATGAGCCTAACAGTTAAACCTGGAGCATGCCTTATCAATGGTGCTACTGGTTACAATATGGATGAAACACGCATCACTTTAGCAAATGGTGAAGCACAGTCACGCATTGACTCAATTGTGTTGAGATTGGATGACAATAAGGCACAGCGCAACATCCATATCGAAGTGCTGAAAGGTACTCCACAATCACAACCAATACCCCCTACGCCAGTACGCGAAGGCGCTGTGTATGACTTAGTGCTGGCCAATGTCATGGTCAAAGCTAACGTGGCCACAATCACTAATGCTGACATCACAGATGCTCGCATCGATAAGAGCGTATGTGGATTTGTTAATGCGATCAACAATTTAAATTTGGACTCCCTATACATGCAACAAATAACTTTGTTTAATGATTGGTTTGACAGAATCAAAGGCCAGTTGAGTACAGACGCAGCTGGTAATCTGCAAAATCAGATTAATACACTAAAGCCGAAGGTCGATGCAGCTAATAATGCATTGAACTTCAATGGCCAGAATACAACAACAAAAGGCTCATTAGAAGTTACTGGTAAATTATTGGCAAGAGGTGGGCTTGTAATTAGCGATGATACTTTTTTGGTTAAAAGATTAAACGGTGTTGGCGTTAGATCGACATTAAATGCAGCAATTGGTGATAAAGAAGATGTACGCATCACAGTTACGGCACCTGACGGATATAAAGCGATAGGTGTCATTCAAGCATATTCTGATTTTAGAGCAAGTGTATCATTGTACAATTATGTTAATAACGTTGCATATTGTTCGGTTTTTAATAGTAGTGGATGGGCTGGTGTTTCAACTGTGATTAGCATAGATGTACTTTATGTTAGATGTAAGTAGGAGGATAGCCAATGATTATTGACGGAAAAAAATTCACAGAAGTTGAAAGTGCCAACAAAAGTATTGTTACTTTCAATAGAACAGTTTTTGAAAATTTAAAAATATTAATTGATTCCTTTGAGGTTGACGTGATTCACAACATTTCATTTGGTGACGGAAACATAACTTATAAAATGTACACTGAACCACTTACTTTCTCTAAATCTGCTACAGGATATACTATTTCATTTATCTTAAAAGATGTTCCTGAAAAAGACATAGAGGCAAATCGGTATAAAGAGGTACGTCCATTAGTGAATGACATTCTACAGACTGCAAATGTTGAAACGGTCAAAAAGTACATTGCTTTCCTAGATGATTGGATTCCAAATGCAAAATACAAAAAGGGACAGCGAATCGCGTTCAATGGAATGCCTTATTCAGTTGTCTCTGACCATACATCAAAAGATGGTCAGACTCCTGATAAGTCTCAACTTCTATATGAGGACATAACTAAGCCGAGAAAAGCAGAACCGTGGGACGAAAAGAAAACATATTCTAAGGGTGATTTAGCAATTGCTAGAGGAATTGTGTTTGTTTCAAAAATTGACAATAACAAAGGCAACGAACCTGGGTTCGGTAATGCCTGGGATTATTACAAAGAAAAATAAATATTTGCTATTGAGGCGACCGAATGCGGCCGCCTTTTTAGATAGAAAGAAAGAGGAAAAATAAAAATGATTGAAAAAGCAAAAGAATTAGCAGCAAAGGCAATGTCAGAAGTAAATCTTGTTGAGGTTAAGCCTGAAGATTGCTATATCGTATGGTTCGCTAAAACATTGCAAAATTGGAAAGCACTTGTTAGCACTAACGTTTTAAATTCGTCTGCAAATGGGCAAGCAGATTATTGCGAGGTGACTCACAACGGTGACAAGAATGAAACCTATGTTGATGTTTATTGCAAAGCAAAGAATATCTGCTATGCAGACGAAAAATAGAAAAGAGGAAAAGAAAATGAATAATGCAGCACTATCACAGTTAGTTATTATTGCAGTTTTGGTTGAAGGCATCTGGGAGAATATAAAGCGTTTATATTCTGCTGAAGGTTTTGACAAGAGTGTAGCTGGATCGTTAGGGGTATCTATCTTAGTTTGTGTAGCTACTGGCGCAGACCTATTTGTAATTATCGGATTACCTTTGGCGGTTCCTTTCTTAGGTTCTGTACTTACGGGCATTATTACGGCTCGTGGGGCCAATTTTGTGAATGACCTATTTACTAGATTAAATGGTCCAAAGAAGGAGGCTTAAGAATGTTGAGAGTAGTTGACGTTGCATCTCACCAAGCTGGTATTGTTACCGGAGCATTGGATTGTGATGCGGTTATTTGCAAAGCCACAGAAGGAACAGGCTACGTTAATCCTTACTGTGACGAACATTATCAGTCCGCTAAGGCCGCTGGAAAACTTCTTGGAGTATATCACTATGCCTCCGGTGGTAATCCTGAAGCAGAAGCAGAATTCTTCATTAACAATGTGCAAGGGTATTTGCATGAAGCTATCTTAGTATTGGACTGGGAATCTGGGGATAATGCAGCTTGGGGAGATTCTAGTTGGGTTGCTCGTTTCTGCGCACACGTAGTAGCACTTACTGGTATCAATCCTATGATTTATGTGCAGCGCTCTGCAGCCAATCAATGTGTTGGTCTTGGCGACTATGGGATTTGGTTGGCTGAATATCCTGACTATGCTAGACGTGGTTGGGGAGACTATGTTGAACCAAATTACTCTGGCGATTATGCAATGCATCAGTTTACTTCTTCAGGCGCTATCTCCGGATGGAGTGGACCACTGGACTTAAGCTTGTTCTTTGGTGATGCAAAAGCATGGTTGGCATATGCTGGAGCTACAGGACAACCAGTGCCTGCATCTCAACCACAACAGACACAGACATATGTAGAACCACAAGTACAATCAAGCGGTACAACATACATCGTGCAATCTGGTGATACATTAAGTGGAATTGCAAGCATGTATGGAACGACTTACCAACATCTTGCAGACATTAATGGCATCTCTAATCCGGACATTATTCATGTAGGAGATCACATTGTGATTGATGGCGTAGTGTCAGCACAATCATCTGATGATGAATACTATACAGTGCAACCAGGTGACACTCTAAGCGGAATTGCAGAACGTTATGGAACATCGTATCAGTATCTTGCCTACATCAATGGTATTTCCAACCCTAACAAGATCTATGCTGGTGATACTATTCGAGTAAAATGATATGACAGCAAAGGAAATTTTCGAATTGTTGCAGATACAGGGTATCGGAGGATTAGCACTATCCGTTACCCTTATAATCCTTTCTGCAATACAAATTGCACCAGTAAAATGGAATCCGTGGACTAAAATTCTCGGATGGCTTGGAAAGCAGATTAATCAAGATCTAAGTGCTAAAATTGATGGAATTGAGTCAAAGCTAGATAGCCATATCGAAAAATACACAGTACAACGTGCTGATGACATCCGTAATACTATCTTGGTTTTTGCGAATGAATGTTCTCGAGGAATTGTGCATTCAAAAGAGCAGTTTAGATTTATCGTCTCTAAGTGTGACGCTTACGAGCAGTATGTCGAAGACAATCATCTTAAGAACGGTGTTATCACTGAAGCAACACGCTTAATTAAAGATACTTATCAAAATAGATTAAAGAATGACGATTTTCTAAAATAGACTTAATTTTAAAAGCCTACTCTCATTGCGAGGGTAGGCTCTTTTTTGTGGCACCCAGTTTGGCACCTTTCTATTCTAAATACATAAAAAATCATAAACACAGACAGTCATAAATAGCGAAAAATAGATAAAAATAATACTTGACTGTAACCATTATA